ACTAAATTTGATACATTTTTTGGGGGTGCTAATACTTTAGGTTTAGCTTTAGTTTTATCATCAACCGGTGTATAAGTTTTAGGTTTAGCTTTAGTTTTATCATCAACCGGTGTATAAGTTTTAGGTACGGTTGTTTGAGGCTTAACTTTTTTAGCCGCTGTATCTATTGTTGGTGATTCTTTTGCAATGCTACCTGGTTTTACACCAGGAATACCTTTATTCAATAAGGATTTAATACCTAAAGCTGCTAAAATACCAGCAGTAACACCGGTAATAATTTTAGTAATAGTGCCTATATTATCTTGTGTATTTCCACCAAATATACTATTACTATTATCATAATTTTCCATAACTGCTTTCTTTTCAGGTGTCATAGCAGCTTCTTGTTCTTTAATACGTTTTGCTTGATCGGTTTCTAAACCAGCCCATCCAGCAACCTTTGTAATTATAGATTCTTTTTCAGGTAAAACTATATCATTTTCTTTGGCAAATTCTTGTTTCTTTTTCTCTTCATGACCATTCCATAAATCACGACCAATAATAGCCGCATCAGTTGCAAGTGAACCAATAGTTAATGCCAATTTTGCTTTAGGATTTTTAACTTTGCGAGCAGCTTCATGCATACCAAGCGAAGCCGCTTCCATCCTGCACCGACTTTGCCAGCTGCTTTTGCGGCTGCGGAAGTAGCTTCAGCGGTAGCCCCTGCTGCTTTAAGTGCGGCCGGAACAGCTTTTGCGCCCGCTTTTACACCAGCTACAACAGGTTTTGTCGCTTCAGGTGCAATTAATCCAGGTGCGGCTAATAAGCCTAGACCTAACCATTTTAATAGATCTAATAACGATTTATTAGATGTTTTATCGCCTGTTTTTAAATCGCGTAATAAATCAACCATTTCATCTGTATTACGAGCAATACGACGAAGCAGCATGCGTTGTTCAATATTTTTATCTTGACGGGCGATATGACCGGCAGTAGAAGCCTTTGCTGCTTCTATTTTGTCTTTATTTTTATCATTCGCTAATAGTTTATCAAAGAAAGAGCTTTGTTGTTTAGCTACAACGTTCATAGAGTCATCAGTCTTTTGACTATTGGCAATACCTTTAGTAGCTGAAGATGTATTAGCGGTTACATCGACCAGTTGTTTTAAATTAGGTAATGCCATTTATTTTTATCCCTTTATTTTTATCTATTTTGACTATTAATAATATCGTCTAGCTGTTTTTGTGCGCGTTTTAATTTTTGTTCAGCTTGACTTAATCGATTTAATTCACCCATTACTTTTGTTTCTACGTTTTTGAGTGACTTTATTTTATTGTTATAATCATTTTGTACGTTTTGTGGTACTACGTTTTTATTTAAGTTATTATACTTTGTTATATTAATTGCGCCATGCATATTCAATTTTCTTAAGACACTTTCATTAATACGATATATAATAGACGGTCCAAATGCAGTGCCACCGCCAGCTTGTTGTGCATAGGCATTTGCCGTAATTTTTAAATAATATAGCTCTGATGTAATAGTAGCAATATTATTTTTCATGGTTCCTAAATTATGATTAAGCGTCGCAATTTCATTAGTGGCTTTCATAATCTCTTTACGACCGGTTTTTACTTTAGATCGTATACTAGGCTCAACTAATTTATCCCATAGTTTTTCATAATCAAACATAGACATAGCGGCATTAACTGAATCTCTAAGATACGGTACGTTATTACCACCCCATAATTTCATATTTGCAGCAACTGTCTTCTTAACCGCCCCACCTAATATGCGCCCAGCCATTTGTGCTTTAGTTTTATTGGCCATTTTCTACCTCTTTTTGCAAGTCTTGTATTATTAATAGTTTTATTGTTTGATATTCAAATGGTACTAATTCTAATAGCTCACCCATTTTATATTCATGAAATCGGACCATATCCTTAAGATCCGATAACATTTTAATATAATAACCAGCTGGGTAGATTAAGAAAAAAAATCTTTTAATCCTCGTAGAACTGTATCTGAACTATTACCGCATTTTGGACATACAATATGCAAATCCATACCAACGGTTGGGATTTTCTTATAGAAAGTTTCCATATTAATAAACGCGTTTGACGGACAATTTTCAGCCCACTCTAAAAATTCTTTATGATTAAAGTCTACTTCCGGCTTATAAATATTTTCGGCGTCTTCAATGTAATTAACTGAGAAATAAAGATACGCATCTTTAACTTCTTGTCGTTTTGTAATCATAGAATCAGTTAATAATTTAATTTCTGCTTGATCTGCTTCAGTTAATTCTTCCTTTTCTGATAATTCATCTACACGATTAACCATATCGATAATTTCAGCACGCATATTTGTAATTTCTAAATTGTCGTGTAAAGATAAACATTTAAGATGCAGCTTTACTGTGTCATTAATTTTAATCACTTTCAACTCGTTAAAATCTTCCGGATAAATAATATTTGCCCGTTCTAATGGAATTTTAACTTCAATACTATTATCACAAATAATTGCGTCACCAGTTTCTTCATCAAATAAAACTTCACCGGTTTCTTCATTTTTTAAATGACCATAACATCTGTATCGTGATGCAATCACGTTTTCAACAGATGAAATATAAAGTTGAAGAAATATATATTCTAATAGATAATGTGGTACAGATTTAGCGGTTACTAAACCGTCTGTACAAGATTCGGCAACATTTGCAATTGTCAATACAACATCTGATTCTGAACCAACATCAGTAGCCATTTGAATTGCTTTATGTTCGGCTAAAATCATTGGTCGAATTTTAAGTGGTTTTTGAAATTCTTGCACTTTAATAGTGAACGTTGCATTTTTTACTGATGGTAATGCCATGTTATTACACTCTTTATAAAATTAATCTTATTATTTATTCTTATTTAAAATAAAAAAAAGACCCTGATTTGGGTCTTCTTCTATATACATTTTTTATTGTTTAATATCGCGTTGAAGCACATATGGTTTATTTTGCAAGAAATCATAAAGATCTTCAAATGATAAATTAACATGATCGATTGGAATATAATCATCTTTGTCGAAAGCGGCCCAACGATGGTGTCCATCTACAATATGATTTTCACCACCAGCTACTAACAATGGACTATGAATATAAGTTTTATCTTTAATAGAAGCCTTAATATTATTAATTTTATCTTGGTTAAATTCACCCTGTGTTGGTTTTAATTCACCGGCTTTAACATTTAAACGTTTATAACTAACATTATTCAGTTTTAAATCATTAATAAATTCATTATATAAAGATTTTGTAATTTGCGGCATATTAATGCGTGAGTAATAACCTAAAATACCTGGGTACCCAGCCATATTCGCAGTTGTATTACCTGGCTGAATATGATTTTCAATTTCTTCTTTACCGGCAACATTATCAGGTACAAGATCAGGCTGTGCGGTATCAACTATATCAGCCGTTACAGGTGCAGAAATATCACCACCGCTTGCATCACCACCGCCTTCGCCATCTTCTTTTAATGTTAAATATTCTGAAAATTTCATTTATTTTTTGTCCTTATCTTTTGAGTCAGTATCATTATTTATATCACTATAAAAATTATTATCATCGGATTCTTTATCAGCTTCTTTATCAGCTTCTTTATCTAATTCAGCGTCTTTATCTGTTTCTGTATTATTATCTTCACCGCCATTATTAGCGTCGTCAGCTGCAGCATCAGCTTTCATTTTAGCTACAATATCATCAACATCATCATCTGTAATTTCAGTTGCAGCTAATTCATATGAATCATTCCATGTATTAAGAGCGGTTTCAATTTCAGATTTATTACGGGCATTCATATAATGAACTCGCTTTTCACTACGGTATAACGTAAAAAGTGATCCATCATATTTTAAAGAATATCGGTTATCAAATGAATAGTTCAATATATTTTTATCATTTTTTGTTCGAGTATATGCAATACCTAAACTATCTAATGTTTGTAATACATTATTATCATCGATAGAAGGATAAACCGATTCTTTAATAAAATCTTTAAACTTCATGTTTTTTCCTATTTATTAAATATTTAAATCAAATCTATAATATCTAACATATTAACGGCAGAATGTGATGGTATTACCTCAACTCTATATCCTTTAATACGTTCATCTGATTTATTTCTAAGCGGATCTTTTCTTACTGAAATAACAGGTGCATAACGAGTATCATCTGTTATTTCATCATATTTATTATAAACGCGATGACAATTTAATATGGCCGTAGTAGAATTATATTGATAAGGAGTCATTTTATTAAAGGTTTGAATTAAGATAGTTCCATCATTTGGAATAATGTCATCACCAAAAACATATTTTTCTAAATCTTCGGCATGGTTGTCTATTTTAACTTTAACCATAGATGGTAATTCAATTCGCCCATAACAATCAATAAAATTATGCAAAACATGACGCAATGAATAATCAGCTGATTCCCATGCTGTTTTAACACCATCCATTTTAATAGATAAAGGATATGATATATTACATTTGTCAAATAATAATATATCACCTTTATTACATATCCCGGCCGAACGCTTAGTAACGCGCTTGACCTGGACTGCTTTCACAATATCTTTGTACATTTTCATGGTGCCATTTTCACCTTTAAAGGCAAAATTAGAGACGCCATTTTTTATACTTGCATCAAAATAATTTAGATAGTCTACTTCATTATTAATGCCATATGTTTTCATCTTATGCTTTAATTCCCGATGAATCGCCGCGTTTACCAATCTGGTTAAATGCAGTATGAATTTTTGGTTTAATTGATTCCGGTGATACATTCCGTGAAATAGATTCTGTAATAGGAATTGCAGAATTATCAACGTCATGCATTTTCATATAGCCAATATCAAATCCGATAGCGAATCGTACAATACGCTCTTTGTGATAACGAGTTTTTTCTTGTTTAATTAGAATTTGACCAAGTGCGTCAAGCTCTTCAGTACGAATACCAAACCAAACCATATCAGCAGTTTTAGCAATACCTTGGCCATAACCAATATGTTTTAATGTTGGATCGGTATTATCTAATGCATCCGTAGTCATTTGCTGGGCAGTCCAAAGCGCAAAATCACGCTTCTGAGCACAAGCACGAAATTCTTCAGCCACTTTCGTATAATAAGTACCAATATTGTTGCTATCTTTAATTTTATAAGATGAACAAATACCAAGGTAATCGATAAATACTGCATCAGGAACAAAGTCGCTTTTCGATTCTAATTCTTCCAAATAAATTTCTAGACGTTGTGCCGTTAATTCATTCGTTGGAAATTCTTTAATAATCAAACGACCATTTTTATCTTTCAGATTTGCAATCTTACTGAAATATAAATCTTCATCTAATGAAGGAATTTCTGATGTTTCATGATTTAAGAATCGTGCGTCAAAACGAATACCAATTTGTGCTTGTGACATTTCAAGAGTCACATACAGAACGTTTTTTCCTAATTCAACATAATCAGCTGCTAATGAAATTAACCACGCTGTTTTACCAACGTTAGGTCCTGCCACAAAACATTGTAATGATTTTTTTGTAATACCGTTATTAGTAACTTCATTACAACGTTTGATCTTAAACGGAATTTTTGTTTCAGGATTATTATAGGCATCGCGGCGAGCGCGAGCTGATTCTTCGTCAAAGTAGAATTCGCCATGAGAATCTTCAATACTCTTAGCCAGAGCGGTTTTTACAATATCCGGAATGGCAGAAGGTTCTAATTTTGATTCACCTTTATAGATAGAAATCGATTGGTTAATTGCGTTTTTTAATTCTCGCTCTTTGACAAACTCTTCAGTTTTATCTAACAGTGGTTCAAGCGGTACTACTTCTCCTACTAAAATTAGATCTACAAATTCATTAATATATTGAATCTGATCATTATCTGATAGTTCCAATTTTGATAATGCATTTTGTACAATAAGTGGCACTGGTGCCGCAGAATATTTATCCGAGTAATTTTTAATAAATTTAAAGATACGATTATCTAATACATATTCAAAATATTCAGGCTCTAAATGGTGCATGATTCGTTTAAAATAAGATTTATTATTAATAAGCTGGGCTAATATTAATAATGAATCATCGATATGTTGCATTTATTTGACGCCTTCAAATGTTTAATGGTTTACAAGTAAAAACATTTTAAAACATAAATTTTAAAATGTATAATAAAAGTGTGCGCGTGCAAATATGATTTAATATATTTTGGTGCCGAATAAGACCTCGTACGGAACGTCTGTATAAACTTCTGCAAGTGAATATAATGTGATCTTAAATAAGCCTCCATCCAAAAAAGACAATAGTACGTCGCCGTGCTTCATATTTATTTTCATCATATCTGGAGCGAAAAGATTATTTAGTTGACTTGAAGTCATGGTTGTGGATATACCTAAAGAAATTATGACCTCTGATTGACCAACTAATTCCATCCGTTTAATTTCAGTATTAATTTTATGAAGTAACGGTCTATATGAGACTTTTCTTAAATCATTATTCCCAGTAAGTGACAAATATAATTCGCTCGCGGAAAAAAAGGTTCCGAGGTAATTTATATTACTTTGTATAAATACAGGATTTGAAGTCGGGTAAATATTTGGGCTTGACCAGTCAATAAATATAAATTCATTAAAATTAACTACTTTAAAGCCTTTGGACATAAAATAGCCAGTCAAGCTATTTTTATATAGTTTTGCTTCTAACGACTCTGCGCTTAATTCTATTTGTAATCTGAATAAATTAGCATTTTCTTTTATTACCGAATACATCTCTGCTATTATCTTCTGTAATATAGATTCATCGAATTCAGAAGACGTTATTTCTTGGAATGATGCTAACTGTATCATAGTAAAAACATCTCAATCTCTTTTTATTGTATTTATTTAAAACTTTGGGAACTTTATATATGATTTATTTAATGTTACAATTATTTTTTTATGGTTACAATTATTTTTTGTCAAAAGGTTAAATAAAATAAAAAGACCGGGGATCAACAATGGATGCTTTTCAAACTTCTATGTTAAAGTATATGACTGAGCTTACTAGTGAAATTAAGAAAATAAAAGACGATATTGCTGATATTAAATTGGTTGTTTCCGATCTTAAAGAGGAGCATGAAGAATTTATGAAAGCTTTTCCATATGGAATAGACGATCATAAAAACGACCATGTTAAACAAAAAAAGAAGTGGTTTATATTTTAAGGTGTTTAAATGGATTTTTCATTGCTACAAAGTGAAGAAGTTATAGGGGGAATAGCTGCAATACTTGTTACCATATATGGTGTACATAAAAAATTAAAATCTGATGCAGTAGAATCAACAAATCAACGAGCGGAAGTAAATATCATCGAACAATTAATAAAACAAAGGGATGATGCATTGGTTTTATCAGATAAATATCATGAACAAGTCTTATTAAACGAAAAAGAGATTCGTGAAATAAAGATTAAGCTTGATACAATTGAAATAGAAAAACTAAAACTTTTAGAAAAATTAGATGAATCTGAATCCGAATCAGCGGTATTAAGACAAATTATTGAATATCTAACCGATACTGTTGCCATTACACGTCAAAGTATAGAGACATCTGAGCAACCTAAAAAAACCGACGATTAAGTCGGTTTTTTATTTTCAACAGGAAACTCTTCTAATATATCATCTAATTTATAGGGGATAAATTCAGAATGAGAATCTAATGAAATTAATTTACGATTAGCAAGCGGTTTAAGAGATTGTGCCGCTATTTCTTGTGTATGTAAATGACCGAATAAATGAATAGATCCATATTGTTTCTTATTCCATGACTCCATCGGATAATGTAACATCATAATATGGCGACCTTTATATTTTAATTCATGGTATGAACCAGCAATAGAATGTCTTGTATCTTTAAATGCATCTGTTAATCGTTTTTCATTATCATGATTACCCAATACATGAATCCAATTACCATTTAATCTATTACAAAATTTTTGTATATGTTCAATGTTTTTGGTAAAAGCAAAATCGCCCAGGTGATACACTGTATCAGTTGTTTTTACAACTTTATTAATTTGTTTAATTAACCATTCTTCATGATCTTCAATTGTAGTTGGTCTATTGCAAAAGCCCACGATTTTATCATGACAAAAATGTAGGTCTGCAGTAATATAAATAGTCATTGTTTTCCTGCTTTATTTGGATCCTGGTTGATCCATACGAGTTTATATTATAAAATGTATATAGTTATATGTATATATCAAAACATCTCTATACGAGCGTTACATTCACATTTACAAATATAATTTATTTTTGCAAATATGTTTACTTTTATTACAACATATTTTATATTGTACTTATTCCTAAGTTGTAGCCAATAATTCAAGATGAACATTGTAAATAATAAAATTCAGTTTGATGAAGATGATGTATTTGATTTAGATACAACATTTGCTGAAATTATTCATACTGGCTTAATTAAATTCAAAGAAGCACCTCGCAATAGTATCCCACCACAATTTTTTAAAAGACAAGATAATATTACCCATGATGATGAGCAAGCTGCGGGTATTTTATGGGAACAAGTAATTGATGAAATGATTTTTGCTTTTTCTAATATTGATTTAATAGATGAGTATGAAAAAATCGCAGGTACACCATATGATTATACAAAAGAATGTTTCGATGAAAATAATGTATTCAAGCCATATGTAAAAGCCGGATATACAACTCAAATGATAGAAGAATGGCAAAATAATCGATCTAAATGGGAAGCGTCCATGAATGAACGAATTCAATATGGGCGTCAACTATTTATTAAATTTTTTGATAACCTTTGGATTTAATAAATGAAATTTGATAGCGCACAATATTTGTGTGATGACAGTATTAATGACCATAGATTTAGTAAATGGAATTTTACATTATATTTAAAGCCTTATATGGGCAAAAATATGATTCCTAATAGTATATATCGCAGAAGTGTAGAAAACCGCAATTTTTATATACAATCTGTTCGTAAAAGCATTATTAGTAAAACGGTATTAACAGATCCAGCATCACCCCACATTGACGATACATATGAATATGTATCACAAAATTTATATATGCATGGCCCAGTAGACGACGACGGACTCACATCAATGACTGAAAAAACTCAAGACTTAACAAATTTGAATAATGCGATTGAGGGTGTACCAGCTCAATTTATTAATTCATTTGGTAATTTTCTAGGATTAAAATATTTTCTTAATGGTATTCAAGAAAATAAAGATGTTCATACACATATCGATAAACATATTTCGCCGACTGATTTTGATAAAATTAAATCTAAATTTACGCAATGTCGTTTTATTCATCGTGGTACGGTAACTGAATATGAATTCTATAATGAATCATATGGTTATATCGTAATTAATCATGATAAATTAACAAGCGGCCGTTATACTATTATTTGTGCAATTGGTTATGATGAAATGCATAATCTATTAGAAACAACTGGTAAAGATATTATAACATCTCCAATGGCAAGCTGGGTAACTGGTATTGATAGCTACGGAGAATTGAATATTAAAAATTTCTCTTTGCAATCTATTCACCCATATGAACCTGCGTTTTATCCGTTTATGAATAATGAAGATATTCGTGACTTCGCTAAACGATATGTTGAATCAAATTCATCTATTCTATTATTAATCGGTCCACCAGGAACAGCAAAAACTAATTTTATTCGTCAGCTATTACAAGTTACAAATGAATCTGTATTATTAACTTATTCAGATGATCTTAAAAAGACTGATAAATTATTCAGCTATTTTTATGATTCACCTGAAAAATTCTTAATTATTGAAGATGCTGATACGTATATTGAAAAGCGTGAAGACGGCAATACAAATATGAAACAAGTATTGAATATTACAGACGGATTAACTGCAAATCCAAGTAAAAAAGTAATCTTCTCTACTAACTTACCAAGCTTAAATCGTGTAGAACCAGCATTACTTCGCCCAGGTCGTTGTTTTGAAAAATTACAATTTGGTCGCTTGACTGGTGATGAACTTGACGCAGCAATGGATGTAATTGGATACGATCACTTTAAATATACGCGAGTACCACAAAATGGGCTTACTATTGCCGAATTGTTTGCCATTAAAAATAATGAGCCAATTGATATTGCAGAATCAACACCATCATTTGGCTTTAAAAAATAAGGAATTTAAATGTCATTTATTGGATTTTTCATTGCACTTATAATTGTATATATTATCTATTATCAAATAGACAGTCTACATGATTATAAAATATCTAAGTTTTTGGGTTGGT